ATATATAAAAGAACTGTTAACGAAGATGGAGAAGTAACAGTAACCTTTGGCACTGAGGAAGATGTCAAGGATTGGAAAAAGGAAGAGCAACAATGGATTGAGGAAGAATTAGATGTTGGTGAAGATTCTATTGAAGAATTAGAAATAACATCAACTGACCCAAACATTGGTAGAATATTAAAACTAATTAACGATAACATTAAGGAGGAGTAATGGGTAAATATTTAAAGACTGAAATAGATTGGCAAATGATTAATGGATTTGCCAAAGAGATTTTAAGAATGGATTTTAATAATCCAGTCTTGAAAAAATGGTGTGACACTGAAGGATATGAAGGTTCAGAGTTACGCAAATACTTAACTGAGAACCATAGTGTTAGCTTTACTCAAGTAAAGTATGGCGAGTACACTATGAAAAGAAAGGACTAAACTATGAACAATAAAAAGTTTATATTAATAAATGTAACACAAGAAACACGCAGACAAATGACTGAGAATCAGTTACTTGAAATGGGTGTGGACGAGTTCATCATTGATGATGCCTATGATAATGAAGAGGTTACATTTTATCAAGATGGTGAAGAATTTATCTTGGAGAATCCAAGATTCTATGATACAGTAACTAAAATGAAAGGAGTATAACTATGAAAAAATATCTTGTGACAACCTATGCTACTGCTGAATGGCAATGCATAGTAGAAGCTGACTCTGAAGAAGAAGCTGAAGAAAAAGTTTGGGCAGGGGATTATGATGAATTAAACTTTGGTAATCCTACCAATGTTCAAGATGAACAAATAGAATCTATTGTTGAACAAACACCTGAAGTAGTAGATAAACTAAAGAAAGGACTATGACTATGTGTGATGTAATTGATTTTAAAACTAGAAAGAAAAAGAAATCTAAAGTTGTAGATGCAGAGTTTGATGTGGACATTGTAGCTAAGGACTTAGAGAAAGTAATTAACAAACACATCAAAAGAAAGACGCATGGCTTTGATATTGCGTGTGCCCTAGCAGATGTATCAGTGCAATTCATACACGATACTGCACCTTCAACTGCGTCTGCTCAACATATATTATTAACTGCAATGCAACAACCATTGCAACAAACAATAGAAGGAGAATATAAAGATGAGTAAACCTATAATAAAATCTGAAGACTATGTAGCTTTGTACTGTGAGTTAGCCACACTTATGTTTGATAAACATATAGGTGATATGTATAGTGATACACCTTATGAAATAGATGAAGACAATGGTAACTGGATAACTAAAGAAAAGTACGAAGACATATGGTGTGAAACTGTAGATAAAGTATGTGAGATACTTGATTTTCATTTAGAAAGAAAGGAGTAACTAATGCCAGTATTAGTACAATATAAAATCATTGATGGTTTCAATGAGTACAATGACTATCTCATACATCAAGATGACATTGATGAGTTTGATGAAGAGAACCTAATCATAGATTTGGTTGGGGGAGATAGAGATGAAGGAGATTACAGAACAATAGAAGTTGTATATACCAAAAGCATAGGTATAAAACACGCAGAGTTTTTGCAGGAATGTTTTATAGCTTTCCCTTTTGGTGGCAATGAATGGCTACGACAACTTTCAATAAAACAAAGGAGCTAAATAATGAATAAAGTAAAAATAAAATTTCCAAATGACGACCCTAGATGGGAATATGTTCGAGGTGCATTCCCTACTAACAAAGAACAAGCAAGAGTTTGTTGGATAGATATATCTTGTAGTCTTGCACCAGAAAGTCTATCAGAGGATGGCGAGTTGCCATACCACTTACAGATACAGAAACGAAGAGATGTATTAAAAGATGCAAAACTTCTAGTTAAGCATGGCTTTAAATGTCCATCAGATATTGCTGATATGTGTGATGATGATGGGTTAATTAAATATAAGGAGGATAAGTAATGTATCAATGGAACATAAGAGTTATTAAAACTCAGTCTACCTTTGCAGAGTTTATTGTTGAAGCCAAGACTAAAGAAGAAGCTGAAGCTAAAATAAATCCTGAAAAAGATGTGACTGATGACCACTGGAATCCAGACATTCAAACAGATGTATTTATACAATCTGATTGCACAGAACGAATGGATAAGATATTACCTAATCATTATAATAACCCTGATGAAAAGGAGAATGAGTGATGAAAATATGGGACGATTATGATGACTGTATTATAGGTGTAGGTACACGCAGTGGTATGATGGACGTATTTATTTATGATAAGCACAGAATGATAACCAAACTGGTTAAAAGGGACGATATGTCTTATGATGAAGCTAGAGAATTTATAGACTTCAACATTGAAGGTGCATATATAGGTGAAGACACACCAATACTTGTCAATCTTTTGACACCTGAAGAGATACAAGACTACATAGAAACTTATGATGAATAGGTGTTGTAATTATACAACACATATGTGTCAGTAATTTGACTATTGTAGTTTTAATTTGACATATAAAAAACAAAAAGTGTATAATTGTTTTATAAGTATTTATGAAAGGTAAGTAAAAAATGATAAACAAAAACTTATACATACAAGAAATACAAACATTAAATAAACAACTCTATAATTCTTATAAAAGAATTAAAGAACTAAGAAAGGAAATAGATAATGCAAACATTAAACTACTACGAAAATAAATACTTTAGTGAAAAGGAATTACAATGTCCTACATCTAAAGATATTATTTTAGCTGAAGGTTTCTTAAATTGTTTAATAAATTTAAGAGATAATGTAGGTCAACCATTACAGATAACTTCTTGTTGTCGTTCAACAGAACATAATGAGTGGTTAAAAAATCGTGGCTATCCAGTAAGTCCTAATTCATTTCACAAAATTGGTAATGATAAATGGGACACAGATACTTGTGCAGTTGATATTGCCATACCTAATTCAGTCTTTAGAAAAGATTTAATTAAGAGAGCAATAGACTTAGGTTGGACTGTGGGTGTAGCAAGAACATTCATACACGTTGACAGAAGAATAGATTATACACCACTACCACAAGTTGTTTATGTCTACTAAAGTTGACAGAGCATTGTGGTTTACATTACAAATCCTATTTGGATTTATGATGGGTATGTTTATATTTATAACTTTATATTTAATAGGAGATTATTTTAATGGGAGTTGAAACATTAATACTTGGTATAGTATTTAACATCTATACCCTTGATAACATTGACTTTTTTCACCAACGAGCAAACAATAACAAGACTATGACTTGTGTATGGGAGTATGTTGGTAAGAAAAAACCTGAACCACAGAACCCTAGCCTCACATTCTTGGGTAATGTGTATTATAAACAGAAGTGTGTAAGAAAGGAACTAGATAAATGATAAAAGAAATGTTTGCATTGTATTTAACTTTTGCTTCACCAGTTGGTGACGTAGAATTATTTGTTAAAGAATTACCTAACTGTGATAATGCCAGTATGATAGCTGAACAAGAATACGCAATAAGAAATATTGACAGAAGTAAATTAAGTCAATCAGGATATATGTGTATTGGTTGGGAGCATCATATGTTAAGACAAAAGTTTTTAGAAGGTGTACCACTTGACCCTAAATACATACCAGTACAAAGAGGGCAATGTGTAGCACCAATGGAGATTAGATAATGAAAGATAAATTAATAGCACTTTTTATATTAACATTAATGATAACATTATATTTAACAGGATAGAATTATGTTTACATATTTTTTAATAACAGTATGGTTTGAGTACGACAATAAGATACATCAAAAAGTTTTACCTAAGTTATATGACAACTGTGAGAAAACTGTAATGAAAATTTATGAAGAAACAAAACCACCTTATAAAATAAAGGCAGTTAAATGTGACACACCAAAAGAATTTGGTGATAAAAGAAAGGACAAAAGATATGGACACGCATATAAAAAAATACGATAACGTAAACAACCCACGACATTATAATAAAGATGGTATTGAATGTATTGATGGTATCAAAGCATCAATGTCAGACAAAGAATTTGTTGGGTACTTAAAAGCAAATGTTATAAAGTATCTTTGGAGGTATGATTATAAAGGAAAACCTTTGGAAGATTTAAAGAAAGCACAATGGTATCTTGACAAACTTATAAATATAATTCATAATAAGGACTTAAAATCAAGACAGATAATAATGGAAGGTTTTAAGGAAGGAGTAAATGATGATATCTAAATTTAAAACACACGAAGAAATACCAACATCTCTTGTAGATAATATATTAACTATGAGTGGTGAAACAAATATTAAACAAGTTCCATTGAAAGATATAAATGGTTTTGTTGAAATGATGGAAGGAGTTGATAGTGGAACTAAAAAAGTTAACAACCAAAGAACGTGAAGAAGTAGTTATGGCTATCCATAAAATAATTATGGAGTTAATAATTAAATATGATTCACCTGAAACTGTATATCTAATGGCAAGAGCATTAACTATTACAGCTATAACCAAAGCTGAAAAAGATTACTATGGTTTTCTTACAATGCAGAATGCATTAAATGATACTGCTCAAGAACTAATAGCTATAGGTATGGGAGAAGAACCAACTGAAGGTGATGAAGTATTTGAATTTATGTACGACAAAGATAATAATAACAAACTACATTAGGGGGTTAGATGTTAAAAATGGAAAGTAAATTTCTTGGGCACGAACAGTGTCCTAAATGTGGGAGTAAAAATAATTTAGCACGTTATACTGATGGTGCTCATTGCTTTACACCTGACTGTGGATATTACGAGAAAGGAGAAGGAGTGGAAGTAACACCTATTACAAATAATACTAACAGTTATTCTGACTTGTACGTTGGTGATAGAACTGAATTGAAAGATAGAAATATCTCTCAAGAAACTGCGAGTAAGTATGGAGTAACTACGTTAGCTAACAATGGTATGGTTACAAAACATATATATCCATTCTACAATGCACAAGGTAAGCACGTTGCTAATAAGATTAGAGCATTACCTAAAGTATTTACAACACAAGGTAACTTTGCTGAGTCTGAATTGTTTGGACAACATTTGTTTACAAGTGGACAGAAGTACATTACAATTACTGAAGGTGAGTGTGATGCTAT